TCAGCTGTAACTGTTACAGTTCCAATAGAAGAAGTAGCACTAGAGCCAGTAACATCTACATTAACATCTGCTCTTGCAACTACTGTTCCAATTGAAGAAGTAATTGTACTTCCCGTAACATTAACAATAGATCCAGCATCAGAAACAGCCTGACCTACAAAAGAGTTAAGTGTGTGCTCAGAAACATTAACTGATATGTTTCCTCCTGCAGAAATATCTACTGTTCCAACAGCTGTATCAGCTTGTATTCCTGTAACTTCAAAATTAGCAGTTGTAAGAACTGTTACGATTCCTGTATTTAAATTTAATAAATCTGGCGCAGTAACAAAAACTTCAGCGTTACCATCTGCGGTTGCATTTCCTATGTCTAATTGTAAAGAAGATCCTGTAAGATTAACTACAATATCAATTGCAGCAACAACAGTTCCAACAGCTGTGTCAGCTTGAACACCTGTTAATTCTATTTGGTAGTTGTCTCCCCAAACAGTTTCACCCCAACCATTAAAACCCCAGCCTTCGGTTAGATTAGGTTCACCGTTCCAAACATCACTCCCCCAGGTGTTTCTTCCCCAACCATTAGCCACTGTAAGTTACTCCTTACGCTATTCTTATAATTGCAGCGCTAGTTGTAAATGCAGGGAATTGAATCGTGAAAGTTCCTGATGTTGATGATTTGTCAGTACTAAAATTTAATACGCAAACAGCTGTATTAGAATTTGAAGTATTATAAATCAAAGCACCTCTTGCTGTAATAGTTGCAGAAGTAAAACTTAAATTATTAAAATCTACGATTGCAGTATTAGAAGCTAAAGAAGTTCCAGCATTCACTAATGCTCCACCACCAGAAGTATATGATCCAGAAGCAGTAACTTGATTTGTTGTAGTAAATGCTGTTGTGGATTTTCCTAAAGTTGCACTTGATGTGTATAAAGCAAGTTTAAACTTATTTCCAGTTGATGCAGTGAAATTATGCTTTCCTTCTAAAAGTTGTTTTTTAAAAGAATTGCAAATTGCATTTGTTGTTATAGCCATTTTTTACTCCATTACTTATTTTGTTGAATATTAAGACGAGGAACACCATCGTGATACTCATCTCTTCTTCTTCTGCCCATTTGTTCTAAAGCAAAACCTTGAACAGCTTCTTTATATTTTGTCTCATATAATTGCAACATGTCCGTAGGTCCCTTTAAAAACCCATATGCTTCTAGTAAGCATGCGTATAATAAGCCATTTGGAAACTTTGTACTTAAAAACGTTGTTGTATTAGTACTAGATAATTGAGTAGGTTTCAAGATATAATTTAACTCTACCGCATACGTGCTCGCGGGCGTAGGAGCCACAATAACGTTGCTATCATTATAATTACCGTAGTATTTAGGAACTCCAGTAGCTCCAGTGCTATTATACTCTGTTATAAAAGACACATCTCTTGGTTCTAAATAAGACCTAGGATTACCAGTTTGAGTGGTATCCACAACCAATAAAGATTCTATAAGATATACATCATTTGGAACAGATAAAAATTTCTGAGAAGCTATAAAATTAGCTGAATAATAAACTCTGTTGTTATCTACATCTACATCTCTAAATATTCTGTATTCAGCGTCTTGAATAAATCCATTAATAATGGTTGCTGTAAATACATTAGAATCTACTTCTGTATAGTCTCTTATTTTTGTAACTAGTTCTGCGTATGTCATGGTGTAGTAGTTGTTGGTCCAACTGTTATAGGGGCTCCGCCACCACCTATTGCAGTTTGAGTTGCTGTTACTCCTAAATTTACATAATAAAAATCAGTTGTAGGAAAGTCTGCTTGACTTGTCCAACCTGATGGAGCGCCTAAAGTTATAGAATATCCATTTGTATTGTTTAAGGTATTTGGACTAAAGCCTCCAAAACCATCTGCATAAGCAAAAGATATAATATTCCCTGTTTGTCTTTCATGATCTGGTTCATTTATTAATAAAAAATTTAATCCAACTTGTGATCTAAAAGGATTTAATGGAAGTATTGTTCTTACCGCAGGTTCTACTCTATCCGGTCTAGCATTTTGTAGTGCTATTGGATCTGCCGCATGATATTTTGGACTAATTTGTGGATGTTTAGCTTCATATTCAGAAATATGCACTAATTCTCCAGTCCATTCTTTTACCATTTCGTTATATGGAAAAGCTTGACCAGATCTATCTGATATTACTTGTGAATATTTTCCTTTTGCAAAAGTAGCCATATTAAATATTTGGATAATAAGATTGTGGAGAGATATATAAGCTAGTTCTTTGACCATCTTCATCAATAGCTCTTAATAACTCATCCTCATAATACATTTTTAATTGCTCTGTTCTTGTCGGCGCATATTTAAAAGATAAATAGTAAGCAAGTCCTGAAACCATACATGGTAAAAATCTATACGGTACATCTGCTGTGTTAGTATAAGCTCCTGCATCTTGAACTCTTTTTACATAATAATAACGAAGAGATGTATAAGTTACTGCATCTGGTGTTTGATATAAATAAATTTCAGGTCTAACCTGTCTATCTACATAATATTGACTTGGAGAACCTTGATCTGATTTATTAGGTATAGCACTGTATTGAGATCTTGAAATTTTTGTTAAAGCCACATCATTACCAGAAGTATCTCTTACAACAGCTTCTAATACATCTCCACAATCAGTTGGAGTAAGATAACTTGTAGTTCCAGCAACTAATGTAGTTGATTGTAAAGCAACTTTCCAAAGATGAATTCCTCTGTTGCCCCATTCTGAAAATAAAATGTTTAAAGAAACTCTTGCTTTCTTTAAATCAAATCCAGCTTCAGTTCCAATTCCACAACGTTCATAAGCTTCATCTACAATATCATCTATTTGTAAATCAAAACTAGTTGTTCCTGATGTTGCCATTATATATACCTCATTTTTGTAGTATCCACTATTCCACCATTAGCAAATTCTTTTCCTTTTACAAATGTTGAAACGTTTGTTGGTTTAGGTCCCACATTTCCAGCAGCTCTTTTTCTTGAAACTGCAGATCGTCTTTGACCTTCTGACATTGCTCTCGCTTTTGCAAGCGGCACACATTTTGGATAGCCTTTTCTTTTTTCTCCTTTTGATCTTCCACAAGGAGCATATGAACCATCTTTACGTTTAGATCCAATATCTACCCATTTTTCAGAAACCCATTTTCTAAGACCATTTTCCATATTAATAAACTTTTGTAACCTTTCTTCTATTACTCATAACTTTGCCACAACCTTTAGCAACAAATCCACCTCTTGCCATTTTCTTTTTACCACCTGGTGTTACTTTTCCAGAACAAACTGCAGACGCATACATGTTTGCATAGGCACTTGGATAAACATCAAATTTTCTTTTAGCTGCTGCTTTTCCTCTTGGACAAAGTTTACCCATTATTTTTTCCTTTTTTTATTCTTTTGTTTATATGCAAGCATGGCTCTAGATGGTTTTGCACCCCTAAGTTTACCTTCTATTTGTTGTGGTATTTGTGCTCTGCTTATTGGCATATATTAACTTATAGTTGAATATACCACTTTACCATTAATACGTTCTGCTTTCAAGTACTGCCTTCTGTTGCCAGAATCATTATAGCTACAATGCACCCATCCAGAGTTAGGGTCACTAGGTGTCCAGAATTCAAGTATACATTGATCAAAATCTAAGTTTTGAACAATCCAGTCACTTACCTCTCTATTATGTATGCCAAACAGTTCAAAGTCCGCTGCCTGTCCCTTGGTATGTTGGCTCTTAGAGGATGATCCTATAGCCTCACAAAGCGCTGCTGATCTGTAGCCAGAAGAAACAGACAATGGTATTTTAAAATGATTACGAATGGGTTGTAGTATATTTGTACAAAGTAAAATTAAATTCGTTATATGTTCCTCACTAGGTTCGTTTGGAATTCCTAAACGAATAGCTTCTTGTGACTTTGTTAATTCATCTAATGTAAAATTATCACTTAGTTTCATTTCTTAATTTTAAAATAACCTCAATAACATGTTTTTCATATTGTTTGTTTGTAGAAAAATTATCTAAAGTTTTAGCCATTGCAATAGGGTTTCTATTCAATGTAATCTCTCTAACTCTTCTAAACTCTGCATACACTCTTTTTGTATTTAGAATTTCAATATAATACTTAACAGATTCGCACTTATTTTTAAAGACTCTTACACGCCAATCTATTGATTCAGGTTGCTTATAAGGCAACATACCATCCTTTGACCATACTCGTATACCAAACAAATTGTGCCCATCGCGCGCGAACCTTGATCTCCCATAGTCACTTTCTACAATAGCCTGCGCTATTATTAGTTCTGTGTTAATTCGTTGTTTTCTTGGGATGTTAAAATTTAGGTAATTTATGCAGTTGTTGAGGGAGGATATAAATTCTTGATTATTTGAGTATTCAAACCTAGGGGGTCCAAATCCAAGTTTTTTGGCCCAGGCTATTGATTCACCCTGAGCCTTATTCTTGGCGACTGGATTGGGGAAAAATGTACCTAATACAAATGCTGCTAGAGCTATCATCAAATATCTTATTATTGTAGTCTTGATTATCATAACATTTACAGTGATTTAAGAGGCAGCATCCAACTGCTAGATTGTTAATACAATTAGTCTTGTTTAACTTCTTTGATTCTTTTAATGCCATGTTTATCTGTTTCTACAATGGCTTTTACTTCTTTACAACTCCATGAAGTAACACTTGGATTACCATCACGTTCTACTTTTCTTTTTTGTTCTAAACATTCTGCAAGATTAGCCTTTGGTGAATAACCTTCTAACTTATTATTCATATACATTAATAATGCAAATACAACTTCAATCATTACTTACCTCGTAATGTGTCTAATTCTTTCTCTAACTTATCAACTTTCTTTTCCAATTGAGCTATTAATACTTTAGTATGCACGTTTTCTTCTAATTGTTTAGAATGTTTATCTATTGTTTTAGCTTGATACTCAATAAGCATAAATAGTTCTTGGTTTTTAGGAGTTTGTTCT